GCAGTTGCTCCAGGCATTCCCATTGACTGCATTGGAGAACTAAAAGGAACAGGAACCTTCCTCCTAAGAACATCCAATTTCTTGCTAACATCAGCCACTCGCAAGTCGGCTTCTTGCGTCATTAGCTTTGTGTAATTATTTTGAAGGAAATCTTCTCGATCCTTCATTGTTCTTAAATCATTGATTAAAGAATCATACTCATCGGTATTGCCAGATGCTTTTGCAGAATCAAGTTTTTGACCAATAATTTTATTTACCTGATTGATCTTTGAAAGTTCAGATTCAATCTCAGTTTTTGATTTTGCAATTTCACTCATTTTTGTAAATATTTTTCGTAAAGAAATTCTGAATTGCTGCTAGGAATAATAAACTGAATTTCTTTGGATTTAGAAGCATCAACACCTAAAATCTGTTCTCTATACATTCGCTCAACTTGGTCGTTTTGATCTTTTGTTATATCTCCTTTTTGAAGAGCTTTCTCACGCTCATCTTTAGACCCGTGGATATAGTCAAAAGCTGTTTGCTTAAGTTTTTTAAGGTCATTTTTTAAGGTAACTTTATCCCCGCCTATATCAAGGACACCATACATATTCTCAAGCCTCTTCCCTTCTTTTTCAGTAACTGAACCAAGCCCAGTAGAACCAGTAGGAGATGCTGCTTTTAATTGTTTTATAGAATCCAAAGCAATGCTATCTTTTAGCGCAGGAAGAATTTGATTTTTTAATTTGTATTCCTGTGTTCCAGGAATTGTAGCTTTCGCTATATCAATAAGCGTGCCTCCGCCATAAGTCGAAATGCTATTATCAATAATTTCTTCAGCTTCATTGGCTTTATCAATAATGAAATTAGTCTGCCTAGTTTCTTGAAATTTAGATGATCTTTCTGCTTTTTCGGTTTTTGCTCCAACTCCAGCACCTGTTTCGTAAGTTACGCTTCCATTTGGATTTGTTGTAAACTTAGTTCCTGTTGGCGGTCTAATTGGATAGACCTTACCAGTTGAGCTCACTTGCCCCTGTGATCCGTAAAGAGCTATTTCTTCTGGAGTGAATGGACGATAAGTTTCCGACCCTCCAGTTTTTTCAGGAGTAAATCCAAATGGAGTTTTAGGAGTTGTTGGCATCGCACCGCTAGGCAAAGAGTCAATTCTTAGAGCTTGGGGAGGCTGATTTGTGGTAACCCTTGTTGGCATTGGAGACAAATTAGAAATATCATTTCTTCCTCCTGTTATTCTATTGGCATAAGCTATTGCTTCTGCAGCATTGTTCATTGGGTCATTGATAGAAGGCAACACTCCAGGCGCACCATCCATTGCTGTACCATTGCCATCTAATAATTGTTGGCTTCCTTGTGAAGATGGGAGATTTAATGCTGTATCAATATTTCCAGCAATCTTAATTGGTTCAAATATTCCAGTTTTAGGATTGCGAATCATTTGTTGAGTCCCACCAGGAACTGCAATAGTCTCAAGAGATCCAGGCTTATTTGCCTCGGCATCTATTTGAGCTTGTTTTATTCTTGCAGCACGAATGTTTTGATCTTCTTCCATCTTAAATTGTTGCTTGTTGCGAATTTCTCCAATACCCAAATTAAGAATATCAGAAATTGCATCAGCTTCGGCTTTTCTTTGGCTAAGAGGAAGTTCTTTATTATCAAGAATCGCCAACGAGTTTAGAAGCGTTGGTTTCAAATCTGGAATCAAATCACCAATAGCTTTTGCTACGCTCTTAGATTTCTGAACAGCACGCTCATCTTCTTGCTGTGACTTCTTCATCTCGCCATAGTCTTTTATGGCCCCGCTAATACTATCCCCAAGATTAGACAACCCCTTAGCTTGCATCTCCGCAGCGCGAGCAAACCCGCTGTAATCCTGTTTGAATGACTCTGGGTTGATCCCCGAACCTAGCATTTGTCCACTTCCGTAAGTTGCCATATTATTTAACTAGCTTGTAATCTACCGCCTTGAATCCACCAACTTCACTGACTGCTTTAGGTGTTTTCTTTTCAACATCTTGAGCCATTACGCCCATTTGAGTTCTATTGTCACCTTTATATTTATAGGTGTAAATCGGAAGCCCTCCTTCTGTTTTGCCAACTTTTTTAATATCTGTTTTAAGTCGTTTATCAGAAAAGAAAGCAGCCGCACCACCTGCAGCTCCAATACCTTGAGCTAATCCGCCACCAATACCACCAATCGCGCTCATAATTCCAGCATTTTGCGCTGCTGCTGCCTGTGCGTTAGCAGATTGTGCAGCTAGTTCGTTCGATCGTTGTGCAGCACCAAGATTAAGTCCAACAGAAGTATCAAACAACTGTGGAGTTCCTGCGCCAATAGCACCTAGTCCGGTCTGCAAGAAGTTCTGCCCTTGTTGATACGACATTGGCGCGGAGCCTAGAAGGTTAAGTCCAGGTTGTGTGTAGAATCCTTGTGAAAGATTATACGAGTTCTGCGCGGCTTGTGCTGCCTCCATTCTTTTTCTAGCAAGCATCTCCTCGCGCCCCATGACTTCCGAGGCGATAGCTGCGTTTCCACCAAGACGGCCAGCGGCAGATGCGCCTTCTCTCGCAGCTTGTTGATACCCACGCTGTTCTTGCGGGTTTAGTGATTGCGAGGACGCATAAGCCCGTCTAGCTTCTGCATCAGCATTTTGAACTGCATATGCCTGTTCGGGGGAAAGACTCTGCATTAATCCTCTGGTGAGTCCTGCTTGCCCGGTCATCTGACCGAGTTCTGCCCCCCTTGCCTCACCTAGTCCCATGCCAGCTTGTTGCGCCGCTTGATTGCTAAGACCAAAAATTCCTTGTTGTCCACCTGCACCACTCAAAAACGACTGAATGTCACTAAGGTTTAACCCTTGGAACTGAGGACGAAATTGCTGTTCCTGTGAAATAATTCCAGGCAGTGATTTAGACATTCCAGAAACATAGTTTCTAATGTCTGCTCCGATGTCCATTTTAGAAGCTTTTACTTTTGGTGGCGACGATCCCATGATTATTGTAGTTTTGAATAGAATTTTTTCATGCTTAACAAGCGAGTGCGGATTGATCCTTTGAAATCTCTGCGAAAGGAAATGTAATCATAGTCATTTCTAAAAACCCTAAGTCCACTAGCCATGTTTCCACAACACATAGTAACGTAAAGTGTATTCGATTCCTCAAATAACACAGCTTTTTCAGGATGGTTACTATCGGAGTGAAAGCATAGCGCAAAAACTTTAGGATTACAGACAACAATCCCATGACACAAGTGCCAACCAATAACGCTTTGGAGATCGATGTCATTTGATTGATAAAGTTCAAGAGCAGTTGCTAGGTGTGGATTCATCCAATAATTGAAATGCTATTATGCAGATTGCTTACTGGGTTGTTGTTGCTTGTATCAACAGTCAATATCCTACAACTTTGAGCGTTGTTTGGAGATCCAGATAACACCTTGTTTCCAGCAGTGTTTACAAAAGCTGCCGTTGTAGCACATGTTCCAAGGATAGAATAGTTAGCACTAGGCATGGCAATTAAGAAATTAGCTACGTAGTAACCATCTTGAGCATTGTCATTTGCGCTTGGTGGAATTACTGGACTAGACATGGCAGCCGAGATGCAAGATATGTTTCCACTTGCACGGATTGTTTTCCTTAAAAGTGTCACTGATCCGGTTGACGATGTTGACGCGCTGCTTGTAACAGTAAACGTGTTTGCATCGGTCACTCCAGATACTTCATAAAGACCATCAAACGGAGCGGTTCCGGCTCCAACGGTGTAATCAATATAAACTAAATTTCCAACAATCAATCCATGGCCTGTTACTGTAATGGTGACAGTAGTCCCAGTTCTGGAATAATTTCCAGTTACATTGGCAATATTTGAAGTAGAATTGAAATTTGCCCACGCCCTAATCCCGTAAACCGGGGCTGTTCCAGTTTGCGATCCATTCAATTTAGGAGCAGTGATGTTTGCATCAGCAATTTTTGCTGTTGTAACAACATTGCTGTCAAGCGTAGCAACTCCACTGGCAACTGTAAAATCTCCAAAGTCGGAGTTTGACAACTTACTCGGCGTAATGTTTGCATCAAGAACTTTTGCAGTAGTTACCGAATCTGACGCAATAGCATTGGCTGTAACAGATCCAACTCCCATTTCATTAGATGTAATAGTGCCAACTTTCATTTTGCCAGAAACCAACGCAAGTGTGGTATTACTAGCAACTATCGCATCACTTGTAAACAATGTTTCGTCGATGATATTGTTCATCAACGTGCTAGTGATAACCTCGTTTGTTGCAAAAGTCTTGGTGGTATCTACTACTCCTGGCATATTATTTCTGGGAAATGATTTGTCTATTTGTCACGGAACCAGTGACTTTGATAGAAGTTATCTTAGGGGAGCCGATTGTTCGTGTCAAGGTTAAGGTTCCTAGATACCCTCTAATCCCACCCAAACGAAACCGGATGTTTCCAGTTTCATCCTCGGGAGCAGATCCAGTCCCAAGAACGGTTCCATCAAGGAAGGTGGTTGTCGTGCCAATCGGTTGATTGTTGTCAGGGTCTTCTGCTGCAAATGATATGGCATACTCACCAAGGCCACCATTAACGCATTGCATGGTCACTTGGCCATCGGTAAACCGTTTTCGATCAAGATTCCCCAAAGAATAACCTCTAGTTGTCAAAGATGAGTTGATTGAAAAGCTAGTTGGAACACCAGAAGATAGAAGATTATCAAGAGAGCTTTCCGCGGCCTCTAATTCATGCAATCCACCTAGAGATGTTACCGCATAAATGCTATTGCGTTCAGCAGCACTACCAATAATAAGGTTTTTTATCAAGAAATCATTAGCTCCAAAGGTATCAATTGACTCCCATCCTTTGTTCAAAAAGTTAAAAACCAAAATTGTGTTGTTGCCAGTAGCATTATTAGCTCCTACTGTGGAATCTAGTGCCACTGCAAGGTAATATCTGTTATTAAAAAGAACTCCAACCGCATCCTTAGCTAAATTTTTGTTGATTCTGTCGATGTACGGTTGGATGTTCTTAGAAATAGGTTCGTCAGCACCACGAAGATTGTAATCATTCAAGAATTCAACGGCATAAATGCCTTGGTCTGACAGGAAAAACATGGCATTGCCCTTCATCACGACACTTTTCTTAGCCAAGCATCCTACTTCCGTAGTCAATGCTGTGACCCTGGTGTCATTCAGGCTGCCCGTGGTTCCACTGATTAAGTGTAAGCTGTTCCGATTCAGAACAACTAACTTGTCATCATAGAATCCTTGCATGGCAACAAGGTAATCTGCCGTTCCACCAGTAATCCTAAACTGATTAGCAATCTGGTCAAACGTGTGGCTATCCAAAATATCTGAAACTGAAATCTCATCCGTAATTCCCCTGCTTGTATAGGTTGGAGAACTAAATGTTCCAGCAGGAGTGTAGTAAAAAGGCACCCACAATCTGCGCTG